AAAGAATGGCGTGACGCTGACAATTCAGTATAAGGGAATTGATGATACGCCTATCAATAAAATAATAAAACTTACTAGAGAGCAAGCAGATGACTTTATCCAAGAACTTAACGAAGAAATCCCCTTTGCAACCATTGAAACGGGCAATCAGACAATCACAATCCCGTCTAAAAACATCACAGAAATCCGTATCGAGGAAGATGAAGCCCCAATCGGCAAAGGCAAAGGGAAGAAAACTTCAGACTTGGGTGGTGGAACAGCTACTAAGTCTTCTTAAAAGTGTAACCGGACTAGATATAAAATCTACCCCTATGGGCGTAAATGGGGTAGATGTCCAGTTATCCACAGCAGCATTCAGACAGTTTCCGTATAATATAGAGTGTAAGAACACTCAAAGACTCACAACAATATACAACTATTACGAACAAGCTGAGTCTCACAGTCATTATGGTAAACCTCTATTAATTATTAAAATGAATAGAAAGAAACCATTAGCCGTAGTTGATGCCGAACATTTTTTAAAGTTAGGAGTTAGAGATGAGTGATGATTCTATAAAATTAAATAGTGGCGACTCTGCTATTATAATAAGACATTATAAAAGAGGTTTTGATATGGAAATTTATCATAAACATGATACAAATATCTTGACAGAAGATGACAGTGTGTTCTATGCTTTATTAACACGAGGTATGGTTCACAATGTTTTAATAGATACTGACCAAGTGTTAGAAGACGGCAAAGCAAGTTTTGCAGAAGATGTCAAAAGTAGAAGAATAACAATACATTAAGAGGTATAATATGGGAATGTATAGAGAATCAATAAGAAAAAAATATAAAGAAGTAGGAAACATGGTAAGAAAAGAACAACCTAAATATTTGTCAGGTGTAAAAAAACAATCACAAGAACAATCTGACCATAAAGAGATTATGGATATGGTAAACAACCCACCA